CCATACTCTAGAAGTTGCTCGGCAGTACTATCTCTTCCCATTCCATCCACTTGCTTCGGAATGTTTCGAGCTGTGTTTCTGCCTCTTTGATTGCTATCTGCATCTCTTCGTCGTCTCGTTCTACCGTTACCACGTAGAGCTTTGCTCCCTCGTCGATGAAGCGTTCGTCGTAGGTTACGAAGTGGAGTCGCTCGAGGTCTGGGTTTACCACGAAGTAGTGGACTACCTGCCATTTGTATTCGCTCGGTACTCCGAGGAATGGCATCCCTGCTTTGGGTCCACGTGCTCCCATGAGTCCTGTCTCTTTCGGGTCTACCATGTTTTCTATCTTCTGCAGGATGAGCTTCTTTGAGTCCGGGCATTTTACTTCGATTGCCTCGGTGTACTTCCCTTTCTTGTCTTTGATGAGTCCGTCTGGTGAGAGCTTTACCCACTCCCAGTCTTTGTGTAGGCACATTCCTACTCGGTCTACCTCCTGTCCTGTTTGCTCTTCAAACTTTCTGACGGCGAAGTCTTCTTCTGCTGTGCCTCGCTCCATCTCTGCTGTTGTCCTGAGTTCTTTTGTGAGCTCTGTTCCTTTCTCTGCGATGAGTTCTGCTATCAGTGTGGTCTGTGCTTCGAGTGTTCCCATCACTGCCTTGAGTTTTGTTCCTGTGATGGAGCATCGTCGTGCTTCGTGCCACTCTTGCGTGCCTTGTTTTAAGTCTAAGATTTCCATACTATTTTTTCTTTGGTGTTAGCTTGGCTTTTAGTGCGTCCTTTTTCTTTATCATCTCAGCGTCGTTGCGTACCGATGCTGGTAGCTTTACCCATATCGCTTGGAGCTCTGCTAGTGTCTTTGCTCCGTCTAGTACCTTTCCGTGCTTGTCGCTATCGATGTCTCGTCGTGGGATGAAGTCTCGGATGCGGATTGCGTCCTGAGTCTTTCCGAACGCTTTGACTGGTGTTGCGTAGACCTGTATTGCTTTGCCTACCCAGTCGTCTGGATGCGAGCCGTAGAGGTGTGCCAGTGTGTTTCCGTTAGTAATGTTGATGATCATCTTTGGTACGTCCTCTTTGAAGTATAGGACTCGTGCGGTTTTCTTTCCGTCTTGAGTCGTTACCTCTTCTTCTCCCTCGAACTTTGCTATGGTCATCTGCATCTCTTCGCCCTCTTCTAGGTTGTGACTTCCGAGGTACTCTTTGTCGACGTAGTTCTTCCAGTGTCTGTTTCCTGCTTTGATTTTTTTGTTGAGGATTTTTACCTCTTGTGTTGTTTTTTTCATTTGGCTTCGGTTAATTTTTAAGTAGTTGGATTCCTGCCCCGTATACTTTATAGAATTTGATAATGCTTCGACCTTTGATTTTGTATCGTGTGCCTAAGCCCTCGCCTGTTGTCTCTACTTCCAGTGCCTGCTCTAGCTCTTGGTCTCGCTTGATTATCTCAGCGTAGATTCTCCGTGATGTCGTCCACGGGAATACCTTTGCTTCGAGCAGGTCGTTGATGGTGTAGTCTTTTTTTGTGTCGATGTGGCTTGGGTACACGTCTACATTATACCGTCTTGTACTTTTTGTGTCTACTTCCATAGTGGGTATCATTAGTCCATTAGTTTGCTTATAACCTTTCGTTTCTGCTTTACTGCCTCTCGCACGTCCTTGTCTACCGTTCCGAATACTTCGTAGTAGGTGATGAACGCTGTCCTGCCTTGGCCTATACGGTAGATGCGGTCTTCTGCCTGCTGGTTAATTGCTGGCACCCAGTCCTCGTCTATGATCCACACTTGGTTTGCGTTCTGTAGGTTTAATCCTGTACCGCCTGCCACTATGTTGGAGGTTAGTATCTGCACCTTGCCTTGCTGGAATCGTTCCACTGAGTCTTCTTCTTTTAGTGTGGCCGACGTGATGATGTGACTCTCTCCTGCTTTCTTTTGTTTTCGAGCTTTGTCTTTGATTGCTTCGTTTAGAGTCTCGATGGTCTTCACGAACTTGGCGAAGATTACTACCTGCTCGTCTGGTGCTAAGTTGTCAAGGTCTTCTATGACGGTTGAGACTTTTGCTCGTGAGGTTATTTGCTGGAGCTTCTGCATCTCTACCAGTTGCTTTGCTCCTACCACGTTGCTGATGTCTTTCTCGCTGTAGTCTGGATTCGCTTCTATCCATGCGAGGTATCTATCCCATTCGCCGTCGTATTCTTTTTGCTCGTCTGGTGTGAACTCTATTACTCTGCGGTTGATTACTTTCTCTGGCAGGTCTAGCACTTCCAGCTTGCGAACGATGTCGATGTCTTCCGCTATTTTTTGCTTGAGCTCGTCTAGTCTGTTTGCTCCACCCTCCCACCAGAAGCGTAGGTATCCCATTTGCTTAAGGTGTCCTCCGCAGTAGATTTTTGAGAAGCTACTGCGTGCCATGTCTTTAGTTATCTGTGCGTCCACGGCCACTAGTTGATTCCACAGTTCGATTGGCTTGTTCATCACTGGCGTTCCTGTTGTGAGGATTTTGTGTGGTATCGCTTCGGCTAGTAGGAGGACTGCTCCTGCTCGCTTCGTACCTGTTATTGTGCCGTCCTTTTTTATTGAGCACTTGCCTTTAATGTAGTGGCTTTCGTCTACGAACATGTGTTGGAAGTCTTTTGCGACCAGCTTGTCGTATATCCGCATTGCGATGTCGTAGCTTACGATCACCCAGCGTGCGTCCTCTATCTCATCCTTGCCTGTCTGCACTACTTGGATGTCCTCTTCGTCTATTTTTTTGAGCTCTGCTACCCATGACTTCTTTAGTTTTGCTGGACAGACTACCAGTGACCTGTCTCCTTTTCCGATGAATGCACTGGTGATTGTTTTTCCGAGTCCCATCTCGTGTGCCAGTATCTGGCTTCTGTCTTTGAAGAGCTCTACTGCTCTGCTTTGATGGTTGTATAGTTTTATCTCTGTCATGCTATAGCCTGTCTTTTATATTGTTGATTAGCTCTGCTAGTTTCTCTCCTGTCTCTTCTCCAGTGAAGCCGAGCTTCTCCATGTAATAGCCGGGAGCAGTATTCTTGTTTTCTACTTCAAATCCGAACGCTCCTTGTCTCATGATGCTGACGAACAGGTCGTCCCATTTGATACCTCCTTGTACGGTTCCCTCTTTGAATGCTTTGCGTGTGAAGAGAATGTCGAAGTGGGTCCCTGCTTCGTCTGTCCACCCTACGAGTGCAGGTTGCCCTGTGTGCAGCAGTGTGGCGATTGTGTTGTATGTGTGCTCGCCGTTGATTACTTCTCCGTAGTTATCTTTATTCATGTTGGCATTCACACTTAGCGGTTCCTACCCCTCTCATAATGTTTCCCTCTCCGTCGCTCTCGTCTGTTGCTACCTCGCCTGTGTCGTGGCAGTATTCACATCTTTTTTCTTTTTCGTATGTCACTACTCCATCCACGTTGTTCATTCCTGCAGTTTGTCTTGCAATAAGCCTACCATCTTCGATGTCTTCTGCAATGTAATGAACGAACCTTGATAGGTCTGCTTCGTCGTTTGACTCTAGTGTGATTCTTATTTTGTAGACTGTTTCTTTTGCCATATGTTTTATTCCTCCATCTCTACTGTCATGCTGGATAATTCTCGACCACTGCCATCGTCTTCTGATATGTACTCTGTTGTGATTTCTCCTGCAGTCATTTTTTTGTTTGTGCTCTTTAAGTCTTTTTCTGCCTGTGTTCGCACGATGTCTGCTATCTCTTCAATTCCGTATGTGATTTTCATACTAGAACGGAATGTCTTCAGGATTAATCTCCTCTTCTGGATAGTCTGGTACTACACTCTCGTCCTGTGCTGTTTTCGTTCCACCTCCTGGCTTCTGACCGAACTCCATCTTGTCCGCTACTATCTCTGTTCGGTAGTGTTTCACTCCGTCCTTGTCCCTGCTTCGTGTCTTTAGTCGTCCTTTGATGAGGATTTCTTGCCCTTGTACCACGTACTTCACTATCGTGTCGGCCAGTCCTGCGAACGCTACCACGTTGTGGAACTCAGTCTCTTCTACCTTTTTGCCGTCCTTGTCTTTGTAGGTGTGATTCGTCGCTAAGCTGAATGACGTTACTGTCACTCCGCTTGGTAGTGCTTTTCCCTCTGGTGCTCTGGTTACTCGTCCGATGATTGTTGCTTCGTTTAGATTCATAGTTGTGTTATTTCTTGAGTGCTTTTAATTCGATGTTTACCTCTTCGAGTCGCTTCTCGTGTAACTTTTTATTCTCTTCGTAGTCTGCTTTAAGGTTCACTAGCTTTTTCTCGATTCGCTTTTTTCTTTCCTCTCGTCGTTCAATAAGTCGTTCCTCTGTCGTAAGTTCTTTTTTTGACATAGTTATTTTAGGATTTTTACCTCTAGTAATTGTCGTCCCCATTCTAGTGCATCTTCTTTGTGTTCCATCCAGATGTCGAAGTGGTTGTTGTAGCGTGCGTTCATTCTGTCTTCACACACGTACTGTTCTCCATCTATCTCTACCTTTGTTCCGAATGGTATGTCTCTTGGGCAAGCTACGATGCCGTCTCGAGTCCTTGTCCCCGAAGCTGTTATGTTCGGAGTATCGTCTGTTTCGGCTGGGTCTGAAGTGTATGCTGACACCTCAGCCTGAACTCTTCATTTACTTTCTTCAGGTGCTGTCCAGTATGGTGGCATTTCTGCTCTGGTTACTGGATGCAGTTGTACTGCTTCTCTCGCTCGCTTTTCGATGAGTGCGTTTTCTACCAGTCCTCTCTGATAGTCATCCTCTGTTTGCGTTTGTTCGATGTCTGCTGCGTACTCGATCATCAAGTCTACTGCTTGTGCTGTTGTGCTCATCAGTAGTCCTACCCCATACACCATCCCAGCGAAGAGTGCGAGCATTATGATTTCTCCTGCGTTGTCTTTGAGCCAGTCTAGTCTGCTCGTTCTGAGGTCTATTGTCCTCATCTCGAATCCCATTCTGGTATCTCGTTTCATTTTTTGTTTCATGTTTTTTGTGTTGGTTGTTAATGGCTTCGACCTATGTATATCTTATCACTTTTCTGCTAACTGTCTATGCTCCTTGTGGGTACGTTTCTACCTAGATGTAACAACGATTGTTACATATGTAACGCTAGAAGAGAGAAGAGTAGATAAGAAGAGATAAGAAGAGATAAGAAGAGAGTAAATACTACGGTAGTGTCGTTTTCTTTACTTTGCTATTCATCCTCTTATTTGCCCTTATTTGCCTCTGTGGCGTGCGTACCCCTCTTCTGCACTTCTGCTACCTTTTCGCTATTTACGTTCAACGTACCCCTATAGGATTTTGAATGGCGTATATGAAAAGCACCCGACTCGGTTGAGTGGGTGCTTTTCGAGAGTAGATCCGCTTTTGCTGCGTGATCTCCGAAGCCATTCGGCCATGTCCAACACGAACATGGTGTCCATATGGTAACACGTTTTAGCGTAAGTCTCGTGCGATTTCTGGTG